TCTTCCTTCCTCTCCCTAACACGGTCGGTAATCCACCAAGACAGTCCGTTTACAACCCGACCAGTCCAAGAAGGTGACCAAAGGTGACCAAAGGTTCCCGAGCGCTCCGAGGGGCAACAGAACCAAGGCTTCACAGCCCTTACCTCAAAGGCGCATCTAAAGTAAATGATGTAATTGAGTTATCTGAACTAATTAAAATGCCCCTGTTGCCTTGGCAGAAGTTCGTTTTAACGGACATGCTGCGCGTGGATAAAAAGGGTCAATGGATACGTAAGACAAACCTGCTGCTGGTTGCCCGACAGAACGGCAAAACCCACTTAACTCGTATGCTCATCTTGGCTCACCTTCTAAAGTGGGATAGTAAGAACATCATCATCGCTTCATCTAACCGTTCAATGGCTTTGGACACCTTTCGCCAAGTAGCGCATGTATTTGAGGCCAACGAAAACCTTATGGCGCTGGTTAAGCAGATCCGTTACGCAAACGGTACTGAGTCGATCGAAATGAAGGACGGCCGCAGACTCGATGTAGTAGCAGCTACTCGAGACGGCGCTCGCGGTAGATCAGCAGATGCGCTATTCCTTGATGAAGTCCGTGAATGGTCAGAAGAAGGTTATCGAGCAGCAATGCCGGTAACTCGAGCCAGACCTAATGCGCACACAATTCTGACTTCTAATGCTGGCGATGCTTTTAGCACCGTACTTAATGGACTACGCGAAAGAGCGTTGGATAATCCGCCTAAATCCTTTGGCTTTTACGAATACTCAGCGCCTCAGTATTGCAAGATCGATGATCCTAAATCTTGGGCGCTTGCTAATCCTGCTTTGGGTTATATCGTCACGAAAGAGACTTTGGCTGAGTCAGTAGCAACTTCTCCTATTGAAAATACTCGAACAGAGTTACTTTGCCAATGGATCGACTCTCTAAGTAGTCCATGGCCACATGGCATCCTTGAGGATACTAGCGATGCAAGCCTTACGATCCCGCCGGGCGGTTACACAGTCTTTGGCTTCGATGTTTCACCTTCTCGCCGTAATGCTTCGCTGGTTGCTGGCCAGATATTGCCAGACGGTCGCATCGGAGTCGGCATCTTGCAGACTTGGGAAAGTGCAATCTCAGTTGATGACTTAAAGATCGCCGCCGATATTAAAGGCTGGGCAGACAATTACCGACCGCGCCAAATCTGCTACGACAAGTACACAGCTCAAAGTATCAGCGATAAATTAACAAACGCTGGTTGTGTTACTCAGGATATCTCTGGAGCAGCGTTTTATCAGGCTTGCGGAGACTTGCTCGATGGCTTGGTTAATCTTCGTGTCGTTCATTCTGGCCAAGCAAACTGGATCCAGCAAATGAATAACTGCGCAGCTAAAGTAAATGACTCTGCTTGGCGTATCGTTAAAAGAAAATCGGCTGGTGATGTCTCTGGCGCTATCGCTACTGCGATGGTTGTTCACATGCTTTACAAACCACAACAGGTAGCGGCTATATACACAGAATGACCTATATGTAGTGTATAATTGCCCTCTATGGGTATCCTTTCGCGCCTTACAGGTGCAGCGCCAAAATCTACTATAGAAGCGCAAGCTGCTCCACAAGTCTTAGGCGAGTATTCACCTTATGCGATGCCTTTCCAGTTTGCCTATGTCGGCAGAACTGAAGCGATGGGCGTGCCAGCGCTTGCGCGTTGCCGCAACTTGCTTGCTGGCACTATCGGCTGTATTCCGCTAAATCTTTACAAGAAGTCAACCGGCGAAGAACTTGGAAACCCGATCTGGTTAGATCAGCCGTCATATAATCAACCGCGTTCTATCACTATCGCTTATACAGTTGACTCACTTCTATTTTACGGCCAAGCGTTCTGGCAAGTTGTTGAGACTTATGCCGAAGATGGCCGCCCTTCACGATTTGAATGGATCGCTAACTCTCGCGTAACTGCAACACTTGATAAAGATAATGTTTTCGTTCGATCATATGCAGTCGATGGCCGAACTGTGCCAATGGACGGCCTCGGATCACTTATTACATTCCAGTCACTAACTGATGGCATCCTAAACACCGGCACTTCAACAATTCGTGCAGCGCTAGATGTTCAAAAGGCTGCGGTTATTGCTGCTGCTACTCCAATGCCTACTGGCTATTTAAAAAATACAGGCGCAGACTTGCCGCCTCAAGAAGTTCAAGGCTTACTAGCTGCTTGGAAGAACGCTCGTCAAAATCGCTCAACTGCTTATTTAACTTCCACTTTAGAATATTCTGCCGTCTCGTTTTCACCTAAAGACATGGGCTATAACGACCAAATCCAAAACCTCGCAACGGAAATCGCTCGGCTCTGCAATATTCCGCCTTACTACGTCTCAGCAGATCAAAATACAACTATGACTTATGCAAACGTTCAGGATGAGCGTAAGCAATTCTTGACCCTATCTTTGCAGCCATTTGTTTCAGCGATCGAGGATCGTCTATCTATGGACGATATCACCGCACGCGGTAATGAAGTCCGTTTTGATATTGACCACAACTATCTGCGCACAGATCCTCTAGTTGAACTTGAAATTATTCGCAATTTACTTGATCTCCAGCTAATTACTCAAGATCAAGCAATGGAAATGACCGATCTAACACCTAACGGAAATGGTGGAATGCAATGAACGAGATCCTAACCTTCTCGGCGGAACTAACAGCAGATAGCGCAGCGCGCACTATTTCAGGCAAAATAGTTCCATTCGGCGGCGAAGTTGGAAACACTTCTGCCGGTGCAGTTGTCTTTGAGCGCGGCGCGATTAACATTGCCGACACTAGCAAAGTCAAACTCCTATTGGAACATGACCCTAAGCAGCCTATTGGCCGCGCTCAATTTTTCAATGAGACAGAGGATGGCATCTTTGCATCCTTCAAAGTCTCAAAGTCATCACGCGGAACAGATGCGCTAATTGAAGCATCTGAAGAACTTCGTACTGGTCTTTCAGTCGGAGTTATGGTCAATGCAGCAAAGCCTAAGAACGGCGTACTGTATGTATCGAGCGCAGACCTGCTCGAAGTAAGTTTGGTGCAAGCAGCGGCTTTCAAGTCAGCAGCGGTCACCGATATTGCGGCTTCAGAAGATGAAGTCGTTGAACCTATCCAACCAACAGAAAGCGAGACAGCCACCGTGGAAGAAACCACTTCAGCAGTCGAAGCAACACCTACAGTTGAGGCTGCCGCAGTTGAAGCTGCTCGCCCTGCTGTAACAGCAATGGCTTACTCAAAGCCACGCATTGAAATCACCGCAGCAAAGTATGTCGAAAACACAATTCGCGCAGCAATGGGCGATGAGTCAGCACGTCAGTACATCCGCGCTGCGGACGATACTTCAGACAACGCTGGTCTAGTACCAACTCGTCAACTTCAGGAAATCATCAACCCACTTGGAACAACAATTCGCCCATCGATCGAAGCGATCTCACGCGGAGTTCTTCCAGATGCAGGTATGACTTTCGAGATCCCTAAGATCACAGCAATGCCAACAGTTGCAGTAACAGCAGAAAACGCTGCGTTCTCAGATACAGATCAAAACTCTGCTTTCCTTTCAGTAGATGTTAAGAAGTATGCCGGACAGCAGACATTCTCAGTTGAATTGCTTGATCGCACATCACCAGCGTTTTTCGATGAACTTATCCGCAACATGGGCGCAGCATACGCAAAGGCTACAGATGCAGCGGTTAACGCAGCATTGATCACAGGCGCAACAGCAGATGCAACAACAACAGTTACTTACCCAACAGCTTCAGAACTTCTTGGAATTGTTGCTCGCGGTGCAGCTTCTGTTTATGGCGCGACTCTTGGTCTGCCTAACCCATTCGCTCGTAACATGATCGTTAACACATCACAATGGTCAAACATCATGACTCTTAACGATGCAGGCCGTCCTATCTACAACGCTGCTAACCCAATGAACGCTGGCGGCGTTGCAACTCCTACAGCTCTACAGGGCAACGTTGCAGGTCTCAACCTCTACGTAACACCCAACACAGCTTCAGGAACCGACACAGATGGTTCTATCATCATCGTGAACCCAGATGCGTACACATGGTACGAGTCACCAAACTACCGTCTCCGCGCAGAATCAACTGCTAACGGTTCAGTAACTATCGGTTACTACGGCTTCGGTGCTATCGCTACTAAGGTCGCAGCAGGCGCGTTCAAGAACAACAAGGCGTAAGCCCATTTAAGTCGCTGGCGGGGTAGTGCCCTTCTACCCCGCCAGTCTTTAGAAAGAAGGAATAATGTCGCTAACAACAGTCGCAGAGTTACGCACCGCTCTAGGCGTTGGCACACTCTATGCTGATGCGACCCTTCAAGAAGTTTGTGATGCAGCCGATAACGTTCTGCTTCCTTTCATTTGGTCTAATACTCTCTCGATCATTGGGCATAGCAACACAGCAAGCACCGGCACTTCATACTTTCAGGACTCTATTACTGACGTCCTTTATGTCGGCCAAACCATAGTTATTACTGGCGCAGGATCTAAGCACAACGGATCTAAAACAATTACTGGCATGACTAGCCATTCAATTACTTATGCAATTACTGGCAATAACAACACAGCCACTCCACGCCATCCAATTAACCCTTACGGCTTGCTTTCAGCCGAGACTTACCTTGATCCTGCAACAATTCCAGCGATCCAAGAAGCTGCGCTAATGGTTTCGATCGACATCTGGCAGAGTCGCCAAGCACCTTCAAGCGGCGGAGTCACAGTCGATGGCTACGCACCAAGCCCTTATCGTATGGGTAATACTCTTATGGCTCGCGTTCGTGGCTTACTTGCACCTTACCTAGATCCGCGTTCGATGGTTGGCTAACCATGACCGCCGCCATATCAACGCTTCGCACAACTATTGCCACAGCGCTTACCGATAACTCACTTTATTCAGTCTTTGCTTTTCCACCAGCTACGCCGATCGTCAACAGCGTAGTAATTAGCCCGGCCGATCCTTACGTCACACCAAGCAATAACAGCAAGAACACGATTTCACCGCTGGCTAATTTTAATTTAAATATCTTCGTGCCTTTATTGGATAACGAGGGAAACCTAAATGGAATTGAGGAGATGCTAGTTGCTGTGTTTAACAAACTAGCGGCATCCTCGATCGTCTATAATGTGGGAGATGTGAGCGCTCCTAGCGTTCTCAATGCTGCATCAGGCGATCTACTGACTTGCTCAATGCAGGTCTCAGTCCTAACGAGTTGGAGTTAAACCATGTCCGAATGGGAAAAAGAGCAAGAAGCCTTCCTGATTAAGATCGGGCAGGTTGCACCAGCAGCACCAAAACCATCAACTAAGAAAGACGAGGAATAACCTAAATGGCAGTATTTCTAAGCAATAACGTAGGCGTAAAGGTTAACTCCGTTGATCTTTCTGACCATGTAACAGCAGTAACACTTAACCGCACTTTCGATGAACTCGAAGTAACAGCGATGGGTGACTCAGGCCACAAGTTCGTAAAGGGTCTAGAAGCCTCATCAGTAACTATCGATTTCCTCAACGACACAGCGTCAGCAAACGTTCTAGCAACTTTGCAAGCTGCTTGGGGAACTTCTGTAACTGTCGTGTTCCTACAGACAAAGGGAACAGCAGTCTCAGCGACTAACCCTCTTTACACAATGACTTGCCTAGTCAACAACACAACCGATATCAACGGCGCAACTGGTGATCTAGGAACTCAGTCAGTCACTTGGACAGTCAACGGCACAGTAGCTGTTTCAACAACTGGCACATTCTAATAACTAACTAAGGGGCAAAAGCATGGCAAAACTAAAGGTAACAAGGGCAGACGGAAGCGTTAACGAGTACCAGATCACTCCGGCGATCGAGTACGCCTTCGAGCAGTATGCAAAGAAGGGCTTTCATAAAGCCTTTAGGGATGACGAAAAGCAGAGCGATGTCTATTGGCTTTGCTGGGAAGCAATTCGTAGGTCGGGTGAAACCGTTAAGCCGTTTGGGGAAGAGTTTTTACAGACATTGACGCGAGTCGAGGTCTTAGACGATGACCCTTTGGCATAGCGCGGGAGTCCTTCACCTATCTCGTAGCGAGACTATCGCTTGAGACTGGACTCTCGCCACAAACTTTAATTGAACTAGATCACACGATGTTCAGGACTTTATTACAAGCCCTGAAAGACAGAGCAAAGGAGATGAACGATGCCAACAGAATTAAAAGGCGGCGTTAAACTTCGCAAAGCGCTCAGAGAGTTTGAACCTGATCTAGCCAAAGAAACAACCAAAGAACTGGGCTTCTTACTAAAGCCAATTACAACTAAAGCACGCGGTTATATGCCATCTGAGTCACCGCTTAGCGGCTGGGCAGAACGACCAAACAACAAGGGCAAGTTTCCGACATTTGATCCTGTCGTTGCAAAGCGTGGAATTTCATATAAGACATCACCTAGCCGCCCTAATCGCCGCGGCTGGCGTTCGCTGGTATCTATCGTCAACAAGTCTGCTGCTGGCGCTATTTATGAAACAGCAGGGCGCAAAAACCCGGGCGGTAACTTCTCACCTCGACTTAATGGAGATCTAAAAGGCCGAGACAAAATGCAAGGCCGCGCCATCTTTCGTGCATGGGATGAAGATCAAGGCAGAACTCAAGGTGCAGTTATCAAAGCCATTGAAGCATCTGCCACTAAATTTAATAACAGAACTCCAAAGGTGAACTAATGGCCGCCAATGTAAAAATAGATATTGCCGCGGAGTTTGTTGGCAAAAAGGCTTTTACCGATGCAGTCAAGCAAACTGTAGGACTTAACAACCAAGTTAAAACACTTGCTAAGTCCTATTTGGGATTATTCACGGCTCAACGTTTAGGCCGTGCGGGTTTTAATGCTGCCAAAGCGTTCGCAGCAGACGATAAAGCAGCCAGAGTATTAACCCAGTCGCTCGATAACTTAGGTCTAGCTTTTGCAGATCCTTCAGTTAAAGGTTTTATTGCTGATCTTGAAAAGCAATTTGGCGTACTCGATGATCAACTTCGTCCAGCCTTTCAGCGCTTATTAACCACAACTGGCGATGTTGCCAAATCTCAGTCTTTGCTTCGCACAGCGCTCGATCTCTCAGCAGCTAGTGGCCAAGATGTCGTAACTGTTGCCGGTGATCTTTCTAAAGGTTATGTCGGCCAAACCCGCGCACTTGCTAAGTACGGTATCGGACTAACTCAAGCACAACTTAAAGCCATGTCTTTCGAAGAAGTTCAGACACGGATTAACACACTATTTGGTGGACAGGCAACAGTCGCAGTAGATACCTATTCAGGTGCGCTTGCTCGTTTATCAGTTTCAGCCAATAACGCCAAAGAAGTAATCGGTGGCGGTCTCCTCGATGCACTTGCCGCACTTGGTGGCGGTGGAGAAGGTGGACTTACTAACACTCTCAACTTAATTGAAAAGACTTCTACCGCACTTGCTACTTTCGTGCGCCGCTTTGGCGTAGGCGTAGGTCAGTTAGCGGCCCTAGCGCGTGGCGATCTGGCAGCCTTTAAGCGCATAGGCGAGACCGAGATGAACCGAGGCAAAGACACTTCGGGATTAACTCCAGCAATTAAAACAGAATTACAAAAGGCCGCAGCAGCCAAAGCAATGGCTAAGGCCAGCGCACAACAAGTCAAGAACACTAAAGCGCAAACTGCCGCTATCAAAGAGCAGACAGCGATCCAAAAGGCTGGCACTTTATTCGATCTTCAACAGACTCAGATCATCGCTGCGTTAAAGGGTGATATCTCAGCCGAGGAGCGCAAGCGCCTAGAACTGCAATTAGCGATCCTTACCCAAAACGAAAGCGCAGCATCGAAGTTAGCTGGTGAATTAGCCAAGTCTCAAGGATTAAGCCAAAGTCTCGTTGCCTATTATTCAAATCTTCCAGATGCTAAGAACCCGTTCTCGGGTTGGATAACCACACTTCTTAATGCTCAAGAGTTAGCCAAGAACATCGCTATGGGCAACTATACCGCAACGCCTATAACTTCTATTGCTGGCAACGGTGGCGCTCAATACTCTCTGCCACAGGGATCACAATTTACTTCCGCTGGCGGAGTAGATGTAACCGTCAATGTAAATGCAGGTTCAGTAATTGCTCAAGAAGGTCTAGTCGATGTAATCCGAGACAGCCTACTCAATGACTCATTGCAGGCTAAGTTTGCGGCTATTTACCGTCAAGGTGGATTAGGCGCGTTTGGATAATGGCACTACCAGCGCAGATCAGCGTATCGTTTGACTTCACCTCTGGCGCGACTTTTGGCTATCCCTTTACTATTGGCGATGCGAAGTACGGCAAATTAGGCACAGGCACACTTGCCTCAACCACAACGCCAGAGCCAACCGTTGATTTAACGCCCGATGTTCGCTCGATCTCAATTAAGCGCGGTCGTAACATCATGCGCGATACTTATGAGGCTGGCACTTGCACCGTCAGAGTTCTAGATCCTAACTCTTACTTCAACCCACAGAACACAGCTAGTCCTTACTATGGCTATTTAACACCGCTGCGTAAGTTGCGTGTATCAGCCACTACTGGCGGCGTTGGTTACTTTTTATTTTCTGGTTATACAACTGATTACAAGTATTACTATCCACAGAACCAAGAGACTGGGTATGTGGACATCACCTGTTCAGATGCCTTCAGACTTATGCAACAGGCTGGGATCGTCAACGTTACCGATGCAACGGCTGGACAAGATACCGGCACACGCATAGGCAAGATCCTAGATCAAGTGCAATGGCCATCATCAATGCGCACCATCGACACAGGCAACACAACCTGTATCGCCGATCCTGCTACCAGCCGCACAGCGCTTGATGCACTCAAGAACGCAGAGTTCTCAGAGCAGGGCGCGTTCTATATCAACACCGCTGGCACAGCCGTATTTATCAACCGCACAAATGTAATCAAGAAGTATAGTGAGACTCCAACAGAGTTTAATCAAACTGGCGGTATCCCTTATACAGACTTGCGCTTTGCCTTCGATGATAAGTTGATCATCAACTCTGCCGGTATGACTCGCGTTGGCGGCACACAGCAGACGGCTCAGGATCTAACATCGATCGCTAAGTATTTCCCTCATCAACTAAACCAGACTAACTTGGTTGCTCAGACAGATGCCGACACCTTGAACATCGCCAAGATATATGTAGCAACCAGAGCCGAGACAACCATCCGCATCGATGCCATGACCGTTGACTTGCTCGATCCATCAGTACCAACTGCCACAATGCTTGGCATGGATTACTTTTCAAACTTAAAGATAACCAACATCCAACCAGACGGATCAACTATCGTTAAGACTTTACAGGCTCAAGCCTTTGACTGGAATATCACGCCCAATTCCATGAAGGTAACAGTCACAACTCTCGAACCTATCGTTGAAGGCTTCATCATAGGATCGAGTATTTCAGGTATAATCGGCACTAACATAATGGCGTATTAGGAGATATAAATGGCAACAGGCTTTCCAGCAGCTACAGGCGATGTCCTAAGCGCGGCTATGTACAACGGTCTAGTGAACTTCACTATAACCACCAACACAGGCGATTACACAGCGGTCTTGAATGACCAGTATCAGAGCCTTGAGATCATGAACAAGGCAACCGCTATCGCCTTTAAGATCCCTACAAACGCCTCAGTAGCCTTTCCAGTTGGCACAGTAATTACAGTCCTTAACATCGGCGCTGGAACTTGCACGATTTCAGCGGTAACACCCGGCACAACCACAGTTCTTTCAGCAGGCGCAACAGCAGCCAGCCCAACTCTTGCTCAATACAAGTCAGCAGCATGTATTAAGACTGCTACTGATACTTGGTATGTCGTAGGTGCGATCGCCTAATGCTAAACAATATCGCTGCACTTACTGGTGGTGGCGCATCACCTGACCCTTTTACTGGGGGAACTCTTTACACATCAGGTGCGTATCGTTATCGAGTATTTACCGCTAACGGAACTTTAGGAGCAACTGCCACAACATCGTGCGATGTTCTTATCGTTTCAGGTGGTGGTGGTGGTGGTTATTCTCGTGGCGGCGCTGGTGGCGCTGGTGGTTATAGATTATTAACTGGACAGTCTTTTACTGCTGGCAGTTATTCAGTTGTAGTGGGCGCAGGCGGTTCTGGTACTACTGGATCTTTCGGCGGCAAAGGTGTTTCATCTTCAGTTAACGGATTAACTTCAACTGGTGGTGGCGGCGGTGGCGCAGCAAATGTGTCCAACGCAGCAACTGGTGGCTCTGGTGGTGGTCAGGCAGGTAATGCTGGAACTGGCGCTGCAGGTAACCAAGGCGGCTATAGCCCTGTAGAAGGTTTCAAAGGCGGCGACGGTAATTCAGGTTTAGGTGCAGCGGGTGGCGGCGGTGCAGGTGCGGTCGGCGCAAATAACTCTGGCGCAGACGGCGGAGCTGGTGGCATTGGTTCATCAACTGCTTCATCTTGGGGATTAGCAACTTCTACTGGTCAAAATGTATCTGGAACAGTTTATTACGCTGGTGGTGGCGGCGGTGGTCGTAACAATGTTGGCACAGCGGCTGCAGGCGGTTCAGGCGGTGGCGGCGCTGGCGGCGCAACATCTAACCAAGCAGGAAATTCTGGTACTGCAAATACTGGTGGTGGCGGCGGTGGTGGCGCTAACGACACAGTTGCAACCAACGGCGGTAATGGCGGTTCAGGCATAATTATTGTGAGGTATGCAGCATGAGCCATTGGGCAGAATTAGACGATAACAATAAAGTTATTCGGGTTACCGTTGGAGACAACAACGATCCTAACGGCGATGAAGGTTACCAATGGTTATTAGATAATCTTGGCGGCACTTGGGTTAAAACTTCATACAATGGCACTATTCGCTATAACTATGCTGGCATTGGATATACCTATGACCCAGATGCAGATGCTTTTATTGCTCCACGCCCTGAGTGTGGACATAAAGAATTATTCTTAAATGATAACTTTAAGTGGAATTGCCAAGGTTGTGAACTTGAGGCTAAGAAGTTATTAGATGAAGCCTAAATTATGCAAGGCAGGACAACAACTTCGTGAGCAGTTCGATGACTGCTTCAGCGACCGTGATCGTACCTCAGACGGCTGGATCGGTGATAGTCGGCACTCAGCTCGTAAGTCTGACCATAATCCAGATGAGCAGGGCTGGGTACGTGCCATCGATGTTGACCGCGATCTATCCGGCAAAGCCAAACCCGACATCATGCCCGATCTGGCAGATCAACTTCGTCAGTTGGCAAAGTCTGATAAACGCATCTCGTATCTCATCTTTGACGGCAAAATTGCAAGCGCCAAAAGCGCTTGGCGCTGGAGAACTTATACTGGGATTAACAAGCATCGCCATCATCTCCATGTCTCGTTTAGCACAAAAGGCGATGAGGATGGTTCGTTCTTTCAAATACCACTTCTAGGGGGAAGCCAATGAATATGAAAAATCCTTATGTCCTAACTGCTGGAGCGTTCTTATCTGCTTGGGCTGCATCTAACTTCGCAGCAGATTACCGCTCGATCCTCTGGGCTGTACTAGCTGGAGTCTTTGGATATGCGACCCCTAAACGATGACTCCAACGGACTACTTAAATCTTTATATTGCCACACTTGCGATAGTGGGTGGCTTGGCTGGCTATGTGATCACGCACTTGCTGTCGGAGATTAAGCGACTCAATGCGCGTGTCGATGAGATCTACAACATACTTCTAGAGCGATAATATCTGCTATGGCTCGCAAGAAGGCTATCGACTTAGACTCATACTCGATGCTGGAAAGTTATTGCATCGGACTTAATGAGTATTGGAAAAGCCTAAAGAAGGCTGGTTTCACCGATGAGATCGCTTTGGCGTTACTTCTTGAACCTTTAACTTACCCGGCAACTATCTTGCCAACTCCTAACTGGTTGCCAGAATTACCCGACCGCATCCCCTATGACGATGACGATGAGGATTAACAATGAAAAGAACTGTAATCGTTCCAGACTTACAGGTTCCCTATCACGATGAAGTTGCTGTCCGCAATGTTGCAAGTTTTATTAAGGCATACCGTCCAGATAGCGTTATTACACTTGGAGATGAAATCGATCTCCCACAGATCAGCCGATGGACAGAAAACACGCCGGGCTGGTACGAGCAGACACTAGCTGAGGATCGCGATCAGGCGGTCGAAGTTCTGTGGTCTTTGGTTGAGCATGCCAAAGAAGCCCACATGATCCGCAGTAACCATACCGATCGACTTTACAATGTGATCATGAAAAAGATCCCAGCCTTCCTAGCCTTGCCAGAGTTACGCTTTGAGCGCTTCATGCGTTTAGACGAGTTGGGCATCACCTACCATAAGAAGCCATACGCCTTTGCTAAGGGCTGGGTAGCAGTTCATGGAGACGAACAAGGCATCAACCCTAACGCGGGTCTTACAGCCCTCTCAGCGGCTCGTAGGCACGGTTTAAGCGTGGTATGTGGACATACTCATAGGGCAGGCTCATCTGCCTTCACAGAGGCTTCTGGGGGCAAAATAGGGCGTATCCTGCGCGGGGTCGAAGGTGGGCATTTAATGGATGTTCGCAAGGCTGGCTATACCAAAGGCACAATGAACTGGCAGCAGGCTTTTATCATCGTTGAGGACAGCCAAGTTACGCTGGTCAACCTAGAAAAGGACGGCACTTTCGTGGTTGCCGGTCGGCGCTATGGACGATCTAGATAACGACATCAAGCGCACGATAGACGATGCGATGGACGATGGAGAATTGTTACCGTTTCGTTATCAACACACCGCTAATTAGTCAGACTTTTATGCAACACTTATGCCAAGAAGGTGCGAAGGGCGCACTAGAAGGGCAGTAAATGAACGCAGACATAGCAATTACTTTATCGCTAGCGCTGGGAATATTGATCGGCTTTGGCATCGGTTACGGTCGAGGTTACGAACATGGCAAGATCAAGGGTCGCATCGCAGCTCGTAAGATCGCTCGTCAGTTAGAGCAGGTGGGTCGATGAATGCCAGAGATTACCTTAACGAAGCCAAAGCCACTATCCAAGACCGAGGACTTGATTACGGTCATCCATCAGACAATATGGCAAGAACGGCTGCCCTCTGGTCGAGTTATCTGGAAATGCCAATTACGGATTATCAGGTTGCGATGTGCATGGCACTCGTCAAAATAGCGCGAAGCATGGAGACCGGCAAGACCGACACCTATGTGGATCTAGTCGCGTATGCATCGATAGCGGCGCAACTGCACACAGAGGAGAATGAACTTTATGTTTAATTTAGAGGAATATAAGACAGCCGCACAAAAGATTAAAGAAGTACACGATAACTTCCCGATGTGTCGGTTTAATATCCGAGATATAAAGATCGATCATGCACTCGGTTATGTCTGGGTGGTAACTGAACTTTACCGAGATATTAAAGATGAACATGCAGCAGCTGTTGATGTGGCTTATGAGTTCAGATCCGAAAAGGGAGTAAACAGAGACTTCTGGGTAGAAAACTGTGTGACTTCTAGTTATGGGCGAGTTTGTTCGTTGTTATTAGGAGATGATCAGCGCAGTAGCCGAGAGGATATGGAGAAGGTCAACCGGCTAAATACTAAGCCAGTCGTTAAACCGTTCGCGGAGAAGTTAGCGGATAAGATCACAGTTGAAAAAGAGGACGATCCTTGGATCACCAAGGAAGTACACCCAGCACCTTCGGCTGCAGAAGCAGTTGCCTTGGTTCAAGATGTATTAGGTGCAGTTAAGGTGGACAAGGACATACCGCTATGTCGTAACTGCCATGATCATAAGCCGATGTCTTGGAAAACAGGCGTAAGCGCTAAGAATAACAAGCCGTGGGCTAACTTTAGTTGTTTCGCATGTAAAGATGTACTTTGGTACAACCTAGCGCCAGACGGTACTTGGAAGGTGCGTGAAGGACAATGAGCGGACTTCAGTTCATGAACCAAGACGGTGAATGGGAGAACTTTCCAACCGATGATGAACTAGCTGAGAAGGCTAAACATCAAGAATTACTGAACTCGTTGCAGGTTAGGATTATTTGCCATCTATGCAATGAGCCAGTTCCACGCGAGGAGTTGGCGTTCTATATTGCCGGCACGATACTCACTTGGTCATGCAAGAAATGCCATGCGGTAAATGTCTCAAAGTAGAAAACACCGCGGCTTTCGCACCGAGCGAGTAGTCGCAGATTATCTGAGGCTCTGGTGGGATGGAGCCACAGTAGGTCGAGGCAATGGGCGTGACATTCTCAATGTTCCGTTCGACTGCGAGGTAAAAGCGCGCACAGGTCTCGACATAAAAGGAACGCTGCGCCAGATCGAGAGTCGTACTTCCGAGAGTGGCTTATTGGGGTTTGCCACTTTTAGACTCAATGGGATGGGGGAAACACCGTCAGATTATGTGGCGATGCTTCGCTTAGGCGATCTGGTGCAGCTTCTCCTTGATGCTGGATATGAGAAGCGCAGAGATGTAGTACAAGACTCAGACATCAGACGATGTAACCAATGCGGTGAATGGACTATAAATGATCCGTGCAATTCATGTGAGGATCAATAGTGCCTATTTACGAGTTTGAATGTACTAACGATCTATGCGAAGCCAACCTTCGCTATGAGAAGGAGTTCAAAATCAACGAGGATCATTTAGTTGAGTGCGGCTTATGCCATGAACCTATGAAGAAGATTTACAGCAACTTTGGAATACAGTTCAAGGGTTCGGGCTTCTACAGTACGGACTCACGATGAAGATCGGGTCACTATGCACCGGCTACGGTGGTCTGGACATGGCAGTTGAGGCGTATTTTGGCGCTTACACAGTTTGGTGCGCTGAATACGATAAATACGCATCAGAGTTAATTGAGGAAAACTTTGGTTATCTAAATCATGGCGATTTAACTAAGATCGACTGGTCAAGTGTTGAACCAATAGACATTTTAACGGCTGGTTATCCATGCCAACCATTCAGTCATGTAGGCAAACGAAAGGGAGTTAAAGATGAAAGGCATATTTGGCCGTATATTAAAGAAGCAGTACGCGTATTACGACCCAAGTTCGTCATCTTGGAGAATGTCCGAGGGCATCTCAGTCTTGGGTTCGACAGAGTTCTTGGAGACCTTACCGAGTTGGGGTATGACGCAAGATGGAAAGTTGTACGCGCTAGCGAAGTCGGAGCGCCACACCAAAGAGCCAGAGTCTTTGTTGTTGCCTACCCCAAACACGCAGTCTGGGAGAACAACTGGCAAACACAGGAATTGGGGCGCGGATCTGCTTCATGCGTTGACCTGCTCATGCAAGAGCCGCCGGCACGTCTGGATAACGGACGAGTCAATTTAAAGTTTATTGAATACATGATGGGCTTGGAGAAGGGTTGGGTGTCAGACTTTGACTTCCCAGAGCAAGAACTTTATAAACTGCTAGGCAATGGAGTTGTGCCTCAACAGGCATTACTTGCGTTGCAAGAGTTATGTGATCAAGATCACTCTCATATAGTGAGACGATAGGATATTCATGCGCTCAACATACTTGACAAGGTCGGTACTCTTACGGCTAGAAGCCTTCAAGGGCTTCAGATCGGGCCGCTTGCGGCTAGCCCGAGCGGTAGCCGCCGTTATTGGGATACTTCTATCTATAGCAATGCCCTTAGATGTAATGGCTTCAATAGTGCCAATTAAAAGCCTTGCTAATAAGCAGCTAACAGATAAACAATATGAATGCCATAATGAGATCATCTATCGTGAGTCTCGATGGAACATAGATGCAGTAGGCAATAAGTCCGGCAAGAAGCAGACTCATGGTTATTATCAGATTAAGAGTGAGTCTGTTAAAGGCAAACCATATGATTACCAGTTCTGGATATACTGGGATTATGTATCATCTAGATATGGGCTCACTCAATACGATGAACCTAACTATTGCTCAGCTCTTCATCATCTAATGACTAAAGGTTGGCAGTAATGGCGAAGCGTGGAGACCCTCGATTAACGAGGGATTACAAAGCATTCAGGTTAAAGGTATTGGCTAGAGATCAATGGTCATGCTTCTATTGCCAAGAGCCAGCGGCAACGGTGGATCACATCATTCCAGTTAGCAAGGCTCCTGATCTGGTAGTCTCATTCGAGAACGCAGTTGCTTGCTGTGCCAAGTGCAATAGCCAAAAGGGGAGCCGTAATCAAGCGTCTTTTTTAGGTAGGAAGTCTAC